GCAACTTGCTCGTCTCGGAAAGCCTGTTGCTGCGCCACGCCATAGGTGAGGCGGCGGTGTTCATTGATCCGGCGGGCAATTCCAAGATCGTCAAAGGCCGTTCTATGGGGCGGATTGATGCGGCCTGCGCTGCGGTGCTGGCGGTGTCTGAGGGCGCTCGGATTATGGGCCGTCCAGCCCATAAGGGAGGGCGCATAGCATGGGGCTGAGGAAAGAATATCAACGGCACTCAAGGCACGTCACACGCGGCCCCCGGTGGAAGGCTCTGCGCCTGCAAGCCTTGGAGCGCGATGAATGGAAATGCGTGAAATGCGGACGGCGGCGCGGCTTGGAATGTGACCACGTTCTGCCCGTCCGTGATCGGCCTGACCTGTCTTACACCCTGTCGAATTTACAAATTCTCTGCGGGCGCTGTCATGCGCGCAAAACGAGATTGGAAGTAGGCCACAAGCCGCTTCCCCCGAAGCGCCAGCAATGGCGTGACCTTCTGTCGAGCATGAAAGGAAAAACAAATGCTGACATCTAAAAAGCTGGAATTGCGCCGCTCTGAAATCCGTCAAAACCTGTCGGAACTGGCGAACATCGAAACCCCGTCTGAGGACGAAACCCGCAAGATGAGCGAACTTGACCAAGAGTATCGGGCCAAGGAAGTGCAATATCGTGCTGCGCTTGTGTCTGAGGATGAGCAACGCAAGGAAGCCGGGGCCGAACTGGAAACCCGTTCTGAGCGTGAATGGGGTGAACTGGCGGGCCGTTTCGAGCTGCGCCAAGTGGCCTTGGCACTTGATGAGGGCCGCAAGCTGGACGGTGCAACCGCCGAAATGGTGGAGGAACTGCGCAACGCGGGTGGGTTCCAAGGTATCCCCGTGCCTCTTGAGGCGCTGGAAACCCGTGCGGGCGAAACGCTTGCGGGCGGTGTCCCTGACCCTATCCGCACAATGCCCACGATTGAACGCCTTTTCGCGGGATCAAGTGCAACTCAGATGGGGTGCAAGATGATCAACGTGGGCGTGGGTGAAATCGAGTATCCCGTTGCCACGGGCGGGGCGCAACCGGGCTGGGCTGGTTCGGAAACTGGCGATGTGCCGGGGCCTCAGGCTTACACCACGGTTGACCGTCCTATGAAGCCGGATCAAACGCTTGGCGTCCAGATGAAGATCACCCGCAAGGCGCTCAAGCAAGCCGGTGCTGGCCTTGAACAAGCGGTGCGGCGCGATATGGGCGCGGCAATCTTGCAAGAGGTTGATCGGGCTATTTTCCTTGGGTCTGGTTCCGGTGGTGAGCCTCTGGGCATTTTCCCCGGCGCGTCCACTTACGGGATCACGGAAACGGCCATTGATGCGGCGGCGTCCTATGCGGCGTTCCGTGCGGCGGCGGTGCGGTTTATGACGGCAAATGCGGCAAGCGGCCCCGGCGCGGTCAATCTGTTGCTGCGTCCTGAAGTCTTTGACGGCATGGATGATGATCTGATTACCGGCACGGCTGTTTCCGAATGGGACCGCTTGATTGCCAAGATTGGCAAGGTGCTGATGACCACAAACGGCATCGCGGCCCCTTCTGGTGATCCGCTTGCAAGCAAGGCGCTTATGACCACGACCACAAACGGCGTGGCCCCGGTGTTCTGCGGCATGTGGGGCGCGGTGGATCTGATCCGTGATCCGTACAGCGATGCAAAGTCTGGGCAACTGCGCCTGACGGCACTGACCACAATGGACGTGACGGTTGCGCGTGGCGTGCAGCTTGAAATCCTGACCGGGATTCAGTGATGCTGACCGGCTTTGCAGATGGCGGTCTGGAACTACGCAAGCGGGCCTCTGGTGCTTTGGCACTGCAAGGCCGGTTTCCCTATGGCAAGCGGGCGGTCCTCAGTGATGGGGGCCGCACCGGCAGGCCGAAAAAAGAGGTGATTGCGCCCCGCGCCTTTGCCTATCGTGTGGACCGGCCGGAGGAGGATATTCATTTTCTGGTGGGCCATTCCTTTGATAAGCCTCTTGCATCGCGTGGGGCTGGCACCTTGGACCTTGTGGACGCTGATGATGCGCTGACCTTCACCGCGACGATCACGCCAGAAATGCAAGAGGTGTCCTATGTGCGGGATATTTTGGCAGGCATCGCGGCGGGCCTGACGCTTGGCCTGTCGCCGGGGTTCCGCCTGCCACCCAAACGGGCCGTGCCTGAGCCTGAAAAGATTGAGGATGAGGGACACGACCCTGAGAACGGAGCGCATAATGCCATTATCAGGACCGTGCTTGCTGCACTCTTGTATGAAATCAGCATTGTCACCCGGCCTGCATATCCTGAGGCGCAAGTTGAGGCGCGGAATTGGGGGCCTGAGGGCCTGATCCGCCCTGACGGCTTGGGCGATGGTCTGCACCGCACCTTGAACCGTTGGAGGGCCTGATATGATTGATCTGATCAAACAATTCGAGGACGTGCCAGCGGCTTATCCTGATGCACCTGACGGCCTGTCTGATGATGCGGAGGCGCTTGATGCGGCAATGATCTGGGCAAGGATCGAAAGCTATACGGCACATCGCTGGACCCCGCGTGAGGTGGTCTGGACGTTGCTTGGCGATGGTGGCGACCAGTGGCACCCGCCCTTGACGCCTATCGTGTCGCGTGTGGCGCATGTGTGGCGCAATGAGGCATGGGAAAGCCTGACGCTTTTAGATGGCCCTCTGGGCGTCTCTCTGCCCTTTGACGCCACTTACAAGATCACGGCGCAAGTTGGCGCTGGTGATGTGCCTGCGCCCGTCTCTGAGGCTTTCCGGCGTCTTGCTGAGTACATGGCAGATGATCCGGGGCGCGTTGGCACAACGTCTTTCACTGACAAGATTGGGCCGCTTGAGGAATCCGTGAACCGCGCCCCGACATGGCTGGCGCGGGCAATGCAATACAGTGGCGCGGGCGATCTGCTGCGCCCATATCGGAGGGCTTGATATGTGGCCATTCAAACGAAAAGAACCTGAGGCCGAAACGCGGTCCAGTGGCACGGGATACACAACGCAAGTGATGCAGGCCCGTGCTGATTATATCGCGGGCGTTGATGGTGTTGCCGAACTCACTGGCACGGTGCAGGGCTGTGTGAGCCTCTGGACGGGCGGTCTGAGCCTTTCCGATGTGGACGGCACCGAACTGCTGACCCCTGCGATGCTGGCGCTTGCTGGCCGCGCTCTGGCGCTCAGGGGTGAGGCTGTGTTCGTGATCCGTGAGGACGGGCTGTTGCCGTGTTCGGATTGGGATTTGACCACGCGCAATTCCAAACCCACGGCCTACCGCGTAGGCATCCCTGACACGGGCGGCGGCAAGACTGAAACCGTGCTTGCGGGCGAGGTGCTGCACCTGAGAATTGGGGCAGATATGGCAATGCCCTATGTGGGGCAATCGCCCTTGCGGCGGGCGCGTCTGACGGCGGGGCTGTTACAAACGCTGGAAGCGGCATTGTCTGAGGTTTACGCAAACGCGCCTTTGGGTTCGTCTGTAATTCCATTCCCTGAGGCACCCGACCAAGATATGAGCGATCTAGCGCGTGGGTTCCGTGGGTTTCGTGGCAAGGTGCTGGTGCGTGAATCGGTGAACGTCACGGCGGCGGGTGGTCCTGCGCCTCAGACTGATTTGAAACCGTCTGACGTGTCACCTGATCTGAGCAAGGCTATGACCAAAGAAACGCTGGCATCGGCACGGGCCAGCATTGAAATGGTTTACGGGGTTTTGCCCGGACTGAGCAATATCAGCACAACCGGCCCGATGGTGAGGGAAGCGCAGCGCCACCTTGCCCAATGGGGCCTTATGCCTATCGCGGCCATGATCGGGCAAGAGGCCAGTGAAAAGCTGGGCAACCCCGTGAAACTGGACGTGATGCGCCCATTGCAAGCGTTTGATGCTGGGGGCCGTGCGCGGGCGCTTGGCGCGATTGTGCAGACATTGGCGATGGCAAAAGAGGCGGGCGTTGATCCGTCACAGGCTTTGCAGCTTGTGGACTGGAAGGAATAGCCGATGGGATACTATGACGCAAAGGCCCGTAAGGCCAAACAGATGCTGACCAAAAGAGGCCAGGCGGCGCAAGTCGCCCGGTCTGTCACCTCAGGCGGTGGCCCGTCCGACCCCTCAGGGGGTTCTACTGTGACAACGCGCTATGATGTGCGCTTGGCAGTGTTTCCGATTGAGATTGAGCGGATCGACGGCACTAACATTTTCAGCGGCGATTATCGCCTGATCTGTTCAACGGCTGAAGTTGAAATCGAACTATCGGACAAAATCGAGTGCAGCGAAGGCACGTTGACGATCAAGGATTTGGGCAAGTTTGCGCCCGATGGCACGATAATTTTCTATGACATGGTAGCGAGGGGATAGCCCGATGGAAGTCGACGCAAAAGTTGTTGATGTGGCGATACTGGCAACGCCTATCAAACGGGGCAACGGGTTCAAGGTGGTGGCGTATTTCACGCTCTTGCTGCGCCCGATGCGGATTGAGGATTGCAAGCTGGCGATCACACCCAAAGGCAAGTTTGTGCTTTGGACGCCGGATGAGGCGATCAAGATAGCGGGCTGGGCCAAGGATGAATTGGCGGAAACGGCGCGGCGGGCCTTTGTAGATGCGCAAAAGCGGGTGGCGGTCTGACTACTAGAAGCCAGTATCCTTCATAAGTTTCTCCACGCCTTTTCTGGCCCAAAGAATTTTGACGAGATGAAAGTGTCTAGCGAACTGAATTGTGTCGTCAGAAATCGGAATATGCGGCCGCAATGGTTTACGGAATCTGGCAATTTCGGCTGGTCTGAGAAGTTTCAGAACGCTGCTTTCCCACGTAGAAAATTCTTCGTCGCTGAGGTCGCGACCTTGGTTTTGTAAGCCGCTGAGGGTCTTCCATAGCGCATGGATTTCGAGATAGTTTTCGGCTTCAACCGGATCAGTCGGAGCAACTTCAAGGTCAAGATTGATAGCGTTTTCTGTCATTTTCTAAATATCTTTCAATCTGGCTACGTCAGAATAAGTGTTGGCCTAGGTCTCTTTACTGGACAAAGCTCTGCAAATTCAAGCGATTCACTGTTGGCCTGCCCTTTGGCGGGTAGTGTCCTGTCTTGAGTAAATTATTTAATAAAAACAGACACTTAGATGGTATGGTGGCGGAGACGAAGGGATTCGAACCCTCGAGACCCTTCCGGGCCTACTCCCTTAGCAGGGGAGCGCCTTCGACCACTCGGCCACATCTCCGCTGACGCGTATAGCCAAGCAAACCTAGGTAGTACAAGACGAAAAAACCTTTTTTTGAAATTAGCCGTCCGGTGACAAACCCTGATATCCGGCGACGTTTACCGATCATGCGCCCCATCTGGCGCAGATTGCGCAATTGATCACACTGGGCGTCGCCGTATTGTCCTTTTCGGGCAACTGTTCCTGGAGATTTTTTGATGAACCCCACGGGCAGGTGGGTTGCGAAGTTCTCGGAAAAGTCGAACACCGAAATCAGCGTCCTTTTAATGTTCAGCTTATGATAAATTTGCCTTACCGATGGCACGAAACCTGCCTATGCTTGGCGTAAACTTACCTAGCCCTTCGAGAGATCCCCGTCATGAATCAGTGCTCCAGTCACGTATTCCCACGTCATTGCCACGTCGACCTACCACAAGCGGTCGGCGGCGAGGGTTGCTATCTCATCGCGGCGGATGGCAAGCGTTATTTCGACGGGTCGGGGGGGGCCGCGGTGTCTTGCCTTGGTCATTCCAACCAACGTGTGCGCGACGCGGTGAAAACGCAGATGGATCAGCTTGCATTTGCGCATACCAGCTTTTTCACCTCTGAACCGGCCGAGCAACTTGCCGATCTGTTGATTGCGAATGCGCCGGGAAATCTGGACCGGGTGTATTTCGTTTCAGGTGGCTCTGAGGCTGTGGAAAGCGCGATCAAACTCGCGCGTCAGTATCACGTCGAGCGCGGCGAACCGCAACGCCGACACCTTATCGCACGTCGCCAAAGTTACCACGGCAACACCATCGGGGCACTGTCTGCGGGTGGCAACGCTTGGCGGCGACAACAATTCGCACCATTGTTGGTCGAGGTGAGCCATATAGCACCCTGCTATGAATATGCCGAGCGTCGACCGGATGAGAGCCTCGAGGCTTATGGAGAGCGCGTCGCGAATGAGCTTGAGGCGGAAATTCTCCGGTTGGGAGAAGATAGCGTCATGGCGTTTATTGCCGAACCGGTGGTGGGGGCCACGCTGGGGGCCGTGCCGGCGGTCGCAGGGTATTTTAAGCGTATCCGCGAGATTTGTGATCGTTACGGGGTGTTGCTGATACTCGATGAAGTCATGTGTGGCATGGGCCGAACCGGGCATCTGTTTGCCTGTGACGCAGAAGATGTCGCGCCGGATATATTGTGTATCGCCAAGGGATTGGGTGCAGGGTATCAGCCGATAGGTGCGATGCTGTGCTCTGAAGAAGTGTATAATACGATCGCCGAAGGCACCGGCTTTTTCCAACATGGGCATACTTATATCGGCCACCCGGTAGCGGCTGCCGCAGGTCTTGCCGTGGTGTCGGAACTGCTGGAACGGGACCTTGTTGCGCAGGTTCAAACCAAAGGAGACTATCTGCACGAGGCTTTGAATGCCCGGTTTGGTGACCACGCCAACATCGGCGATATTCGGGGGCGCGGACTGTTTCGCGGTTTGGAATTCGTGGCCGACCGCGACACCAAGGAACCCTTGGACCCGGGGCTGGGTCTGGCAGGGAAGCTCAAAAAAGCGGCGTTTGCCGAAGGGCTGATCTGCTATCCGATGCCCGGTACACGCGATGGCCGTAAAGGCGACCACATTTTGCTCGCTCCGCCGTTTATCGCGACTGAGAAAGAACTGGACGAGATGGTCGAGAGACTATCCCGCGCTGTCGACACTGTGATGGCGGCAGTTTGAAACGCCCCGAACCGCCGGCTATTCCAGCCTCGGCTTAGCCCGCGGCTGCTTTGGTTTGCGCGGTATTTGGACGCGAGCTTATTCCTAGGAATTCGTCGATACCTTCGTATCGGATCCTGACATCCTCGCGGGTTTGGTAATATCGAAACAGTTCGCTCAGGGGCGCGGAGAAATCTTTGTACGCAGCGATGACCGCCACCAGTGCACCGAGGGTCAGCTTGCCATTGATCACAAGATAGCCCCCGATGGCATAGAAGAAGAATGGCGTAAGAGCAGACAGGAAGTTATTGAGGCTCTTGGCAAAAAACTTTGCGCGATGGATGCTGAGCCGGATACGCTCCATTTCCTTCAGGCTGGTTCCCACCGCCTTTGACGGGCCGGAGGGCAGTTCAGACGACCCCGATTGGTACCCAAGTTGACCGCTCAGATTGCGCACCTCGATCATCCTGCTTCGTGCAAGTACGTTTACCTTTCGTTGCAGCCTGGGGATAAGCGCAAGTTGAAGCGGAAGCAGTGTAATCGCCGCAGCCCCCAAATAAGGGTCCTGCAAGAACATGAACGTAAGGATGGTAAGAAATGTGCCGCCCTGAAACACCGGCAGGGCGAAAGCCTCGGCGGCGAAGCCACCGATCGGTTCGACTTCTTGGGTAACGATCGGGATAACCTCGGATCGCTGCTCGGTGCCTGACCCTGATCTCCAACGGTAGTATATCTCGAGCCGGAGCCGCCGCAAAAGCCGTTCACCGACTTTTCCTTTGTAGACGTTCAGGCTGAATTTCATCAGCCCGCTTATGATGATCGCGAACAGGTACAGCCCGCACAGAAAGAACAGATGTTCGGTTTGACTAAGCTTTATTCCGAAAATGATCGTCGTATGTTCCGGCCCGTCGATAGCCCTGTTGATGATGCGCTTTGGAAGCTCGAGCGTCATGTAAAGCACCGGCAACGAGATCAGCCCCAGTATCACAAGATAAAGCTGATCGCGTCGGGTATGGCGAAAGATAAGCTGAAAGACCGAAGTGGGAAGTCCCGATTGCGTCAGGGCGTTTGCCTTTTTCAAAAAACGGCGGGCGAATCTTAGAACAGCTCTCACGCCGCCCAACAATAAAACTAGAAAAAGAGCAAGCGGGGCCCAGAGAAGGACAACGTGAAACAATGCATAAAAAGCAGACGATGTATCACCCGGAATTTCATGGCCAAGCTGGGTACTGATCCAATTCAATACATCGGTGAGCGCTTGCATATCGGCTTCCGTTCTGGCTAAATATGGTGACGCGAGGTCTTAGTGCTTCGCATTGCCGACTACAAGGCGCACAACGACGCATTTCGGTTGACCTTTCGATTGGGTCGAAAACTTTTCACAACCTTCCAGTTATAGAACCCGTTTACTGAAATATGCTTTAGGCGTAGCCGGTAGGCCTAAGCAGATTTCATTTTAGCGAAGGAATGGCGATGTCGAGTGATAAGCTGACGTTTTTAAATAGACGAGGGTTTGTGTCCGGGGCATTGGGGTTAGGGTCAGCAGCCTTGCTTCAGAACGTAATATCGAGCGAAGCGCAGGCAGCGGGTGCGCCCGCGGAAAAGTCACCGGGTGTATACGACCTGACGATTGCAAAAACGCGCGTCAAAGTGGGCGGTAAAAACGGCCGCGGCGTGACAGTTAACGGTGGCATCCCTGGCCCGCTTCTCCGTTTCAGGGAAGGCGACGACGTCACGATCAACGTCCGCAATA